ACCCCCGCCCCGAGAACGCGGGCGAGACCATCGCCGACGCCATCAAAGACGTCGACTTCTGGACGATCGTGGAACGCCACGACAAGACGGCCTAACCCTGGCAACAGAAAGAGATCGAGTGAAAACGAAAATCGCGCACTACGGGGAGTGGGCGGCGATGGGCGTCGCCGTTCCCACCTGCGTGGCGACCATCGCNACCCCCTACCTGCCCGACAGTCTGGCCACCNTCACCTACGCGGCAGCCTGGATCGGTGTCGCCGTCGGGGTCGGAGCGCTGACCATCAGCGCGCTCTGGCACCGAGGCCTCTGCGAGGCCTGCATCACCGCGGTACCACTCAACGCCCCCCAGCTCGGAGCCCGCTACAGGCGCCAGTTCGCCGTGATCCACGCGCTCACGGGCACCCGGACCCGAGTCACCGTCGGGGCGCTGGTCGCCGCCACGGTGATGAAGTTGACCATCCTCGCCTGGCTGCCGGCACTGGCAGTCTGCGCCGCCGCCATTTTCTGGGGGGCTGTCGCCCTCCTGCGGCACCAGCGGCTCCAGCCGTGGTGCCCCTACTGCGGNGGCGGCGGNAGCNCACACGACCCCACCGTCACAGCGCCCCCAACACCCACTGTGGGGGTGTGACCCCTCCGAAGAGCTGACTACCCCCGAACAGAAGGGCCCCCACAATGCCGTGGGGGCCCTTTTTTGAGCGCGGAATGGACCTTCGTCCAGTCTAGCCTTAAAACCGTCGGCTACCAGGTTCGTCCGCAGTGCTCCGGTCTTCAGGCCGGGGAGCGCGTCAATGCTGCGTGTACCGGGGCGTACCACCAATCCCAAGCCCCAGCAACACCCGCCCCCACACCGGGGAAACCCACTCCTCCAACACGCGCGCCACCGCGTAGTAGACTCCCGCCACCACCACGGTGACGACCTCCTCCAACGCGTCCACCGGNAGCTCCACGGCAAGATACCGAGAGCCGAGCGCCACCAGCACACCTACGAGCAGCGGCACGAGGGTGCGGATGATCGACGCACCAATGTCGGGCACGGTCTCGTTCTGCGCAGGTTCTGTGGTAGTCATGGTCTCCTCCCAACCGTAGATTCCCTGCCTGAATATCAGCCAGTCGCGTAGACCACAGCCCGCCATACGATCCACACAACCAGCCCCAGCGGAACCAGCAAACCCGGTCCGATCGTGACCGCAAGCGCCACCCTGCCCGGATCCCAATAGTCCCGCCATCTCTCCCTCACCGTGCGGCGGCCTGTCCCCTCCCCATGGCACACGCCTATCCCATCAACGGTCAACCCACGGTGAGCCTCTTCGCGGTCAGCGACTCGACCTCCAGGTGCCGAGGCACCCCACCAGTGCTTCCCCCGGAAACCTTTGTCGCCTGGTGTTTGGCGACCGCCGCGATCAGTTGGGCGAGTGCGTGCCCGGTGACCTGGTCTCCGTAGCCGGGGAGGGCGCGGCTGCCCACATCAGCCCGGCACAGCCGCAGCCCCTCAGCAGTGCCATCCCCATACACGCCGTCCACGCCGGCGGGTCCGAGCGCATCCCCGTGCCCCGCCAACCGGATGAGCTCCTGCAGCGCCTCGACGGCCTCGCCTCGATCGCCCTTTTTCAGCCCAAGCATCAGTTCCTCCCAACTGCTCGTTCCGCCCCACGTAGCGGGCTTGCTGAACACCCCGTCGCGGACCATCCGGTAAAGCGCATCCCCGGGACAGGACGTGGAGACGAAGTCGCGATGGCCTTTGACCGTCCCGGCGACCCCGGCGGTTTCCATGAGCCATGCGCGCAGCTGCCGGACCGCGTTGATCTGGACATCGGTGATCGTGTCGGTGGGCCCACACATGAGCGTCACCGAGTAGTAGGTCGTGTTCCCCCCGGGCTGGGCNGCCTGGGTTTTGTACAGCCCGCGCCCCTCGAAAACATACGAATGCGGACAAACTCCCCAGGAGTAGCCGATGTCCGCCCAGCCCCGCGCCGGGCCGGTGTGGAACGCGCGGGTGTTCTTCCAGTAGCTGATACAGGCGGCGTGGGTTTTGGCGGCAAGGTTTTGGTTGGACCCGTCGTAGTGGATGACTAGNCCCAGCTTCGGGTTGGCNGCCGCGGCCGGGGAGCGCCCCCAGCCGAGATCAGAACGTGACACATACCGGTCAGGGCGTGGCATCATCCATCACCATCCCTACGTGGAGCAGGCCTAGGCAGATTGATCGTGCGGGCTTCGATCCGGTTCACAGCGTCCCTCAGGCTGCCCCCAGCGTTGGGGTGCAGCTCATGGACGATCTCGGCGACCTGCTCCTTGACCTCGCAGATCTCCTCGCGCAGTCCTTTTACGGCGGTCTCGACCTTGCCGAGCCGTTCGGGGAACCCGGGGCGGCCAGGAACTCCTGGCCTGGGCGCTTCACCGAACCAGTCGTCAAAGAAATGCCCGATCTTGCGCGCCACCCGAAACAATGCGCGAAGCGCGCGCCACAGAGTCACCAGCGCGGCTGCTATCGCGCCAGCACCCACGATCCACAGTCCGAGCGCCGTGGCGTCAGGGGGATGCATAAGCCTCTCCAATATCCATTTCGGCGATTCCCCCCTATGCGGCATGTCCCTTTTGTACAATCAGTATGCCAGCCTTGCGTCGCGCTGGCCTGCACATGAGGACATGCTGATCTCAAGGGGTCCCGGCAGTACAAAGGCCCCGGGCGGTTACAGGGGTTGCGCCCGGGGCTCTTTTTTGTAGTAGGTCAGCTGTCGCGTTCCCAGCTCAGCGGGGCTTCTTCTTTGGCGGTCGACCGCCCTTACGGGACCGGCGTTCGGCGAGTTCGCGTTCTGCAGCTTCGAGGTCGGCGAGGTCCTTCGCGTCGCCGTGGGTGGCGATGTCTGCGCGGATGACGGCAAGGAGGCGCTCTGTACGGGTGATCCCTTGGCGTTCGCAGATGCGGCCGAACACTGTCCACATGGTCCGCGGGACGCGGAATCGGGTTAGGTAGGTGTGGCCCGCTGCAGGGTCGGACATGGGCGCTCCCTTCGGTGATTGCTGTTCCCAGTCACTCACTGGTGGTGTTCTTTCGCAGGTCGGTGCGGGCGCCCTGGCCTGGGCGCTGGAACTTCAGAATCGTTGCCGGATGCCAGGCGGGGGAGCGGCCGAACACGGCGTCCGGTTCGGGGAGTTCCCCGCGTCCACGGGCTCGGTAGGTGCGGACGGTGTGGTAGGAGACTCCCCAGTGGTCGGCGATGTCTCTCAGGGTCCAGTAGTCGGCGTTGGGATCAGGCATGGCTCCTCCTCTGTGTCTGCGTGATGTTGACGTAGTGTAGCCGACCTTGACTCAACTCTATGTTGACAAGGTTCTCCCCTTTGGCTAACATTGTCAACATCAAGTCGACAAGGTTGGAGGAGGGCCATGAACAACACCACCAAGACCACCGCCCGCTGCGCCCGCTGCGGCCGCGCGCTCACCAGCGCCCGCGCACTGCGCACCGGCTACGGCCCCCGCTGCTACACGATGGTCCGCGCCGCCGCCCGCGAGGTCGCTGCCCAGCACAAGCCCCACCAGGTCGCCAAAGCCACCGAGCTCATCGAGGACGGCGGCGTCGTCCCCACCACCCGCACCGGCGTCTACTACACCGTCGGCACCAACGGCGAGATCTACAAGACCGCCCGCACCGGCTGCACCTGCCCCGCCGGCCTGACCGGCCGCTACATCTGCTACCACCGCATCGCCGTCGAGATCGTCGAGGCCACCTACCAGCCGGCCGCCTACCAACTGATCCGCACCCCGATCGCGCTCGGCCTCGCCGCCTAACCCCCAGCCAAACACAAACGAGGCCAAGGCCCGCTAGGCGGCGCGCCGCCTAGCCAACCTCACCCGCTAACCACACCCCACAGAAAGGAACACAGAAAGGACCGCCATGAACTACCACTACTGGTACTACTGGCAGGACCCCTACTTCGACACCGACCCCGACGACTGGTGGGACGGCGAAGACCCCGACGACGACCCCGACGACGACGCCTACGACACCAACGACCCGCGTATGGCCATCCTCCTCACCCCAGGCGCCTAACCCCCCGAAACGGAGACACCATGCCCCACCAGATCCCCGCCGACGCCACCCCCGTCCGCACCCGCACCAAGCAGACCATCGGCTGGGTCGCCCCCGTCCACATCCCCGCGAGCGAAGACCCGTGGACCGGTGAGCAGCTCCCCGCCACCGTCCGCTACGCCGCCTGGCTCGCAGACGGCACCCCCGCCGGCGGCTGGGACAGCTACCGGTACACGGTCCTCACCTACGGACACGACCGCTACACCACCGAGGCGAAGGCCAAGAACGCGGTCCGCCGCATCCACAAGCAACGCACCGAATACGCCGCCTACTCCCGCAACCACCACACGGAGGTGCAGTAATGGCCCTCATCCTCACCGGCACCCCACCCGACCACTACTGGTGGGACGACCACGACGACGACTGGGACCAGGAGGAGTACGACCCGTTCGACCCCGACGAACACGAACCCGACCTGTAATCAGGTCACCCCCTGACCACAAAGGCCCCGCACCACCTGGTGCGGGGCCTACCCTGTTGTCATGGGGAACAGCCTGGAACGCCTCCTGCGCGCCCGACACCTCGTCGCCCACGCCGACCCACGCATCGACCACGCGCTCACCCGCATGCGCACCCGCCCCGCGTCTCCCGACGAGGCGTACTGGCAGGCCGCCCTCCGCGTCGCCAAGCAGGACGAGCGCCGCGAACTCGCCCAGCGGCACCCCACGGCCTACACCATCGGATACACGCTCGGCTGTCTCACCCTGCTAGCAGCCCCCGCGCTTCTCGGCGCCGCCATCACCTGGTGGATTCTCACCTAACGAGCTACCAGTCCGGGCACACGTGCTCGTGCACAATCTCCAGCAGCCGCTCAGCTTCCTCCNTCGTNGTTGGACGTCTCCCGAAGTCATAGTCCTCGTGCAGCCAGACCGCCTCGATGTAGTCGATCGCAGCCTGCTCACCCTCATCCCTGAGCGTCACGCACACGTCCTGGCCACGCGCGACCACAGAATCCTCATCCGGGAACACAAACCCCCGGTCAAGGTCGCGCACATCAGCCAGGTAGGCGGCACGCTCCTCCCCNTCAAGAGCCGGGGGAAACCCAAGCTCCTCAAACGAGACCTCATCTTCAGGGGTTTCACTGGGCTCCGGGCTCGGCGACACAGACTCCTCAGGAGAGGCCGACCCTGCCGCGCTACTCTCCGCAGCAGGCGGGGCGGGATCCGCTGGTGCGACGATCGCGGCGACACACCCTGCCNTCAACACCAGACCGATCAACGCGCCGCAACCGCCACACCCCGCCAACGCGACCTTCGCCCCCGCTGACATGCCCTGCTGACGCACAGGGGAAGAATGGGGCGGCTGCTGTTGATATGGGGGATGCATGAGGTCCTCCAACAGAAACTAGGGGTTGTCACCCCGTGAGATTAGCCGCCCCGCCACTAAGTTCGAGCTAAAAACGGTATTTTCACGCGACCTGGTAGCGCCACCGCGTCGACAGGTGACCCTCCTCCAACTCGGCTAGGAAACGCGCCCACTCAAACCCGCCACGGCCCCGCAACTCGGGTGGGATGATCTGCTCGGCGAACTCGATCTCCGGCTGACGCATCCCCTCACCCGCAGCCCGTTCCACCAACCCGGCGAGCTGCTCGGGCTCATCCGCCTGATAACCCAAGCCCTCCTTGTAGACTCGGGCTTCCAGGTTGCGGCCCNGATCCCGAGTCTCATTACGACGCCGAGTCAGCCACGCGGGCAACACCACAGGCTTCCCCAAACACCACGCCTCATAGATCGTCGAGCCGCCGTCAGCGATGACCACATCCGCATCCACATACTGGGCGAACGTCGCCTGATGGCCAGGGGAGTGACGCGGATGCGGCGCCAACACCACCTCGAACT